TAACGACATCCGAGATATTAGCTGTACCAATATTTATTAATTCACTAGCTAATGCATCACGATTTTTATAAATAACTTCGCTGCCCTTGATCTTTCTTTTGATCTGACGGACACTCGCAAAGTTGTCAAGACGAGGAAGGACTCTTTTAGTCATTAGAACGGAACATCATCGTTAAATTGATTATTCTGTCTAGGTTGTGGCGAAGGCATTGATGCAGGACCATCTTTCGGTGGTAACAACATAACCTTCATAATTAGACTTCCGTCTTTGCTTTTCGTTTGTATTGGCAAAGAATTAAATATAATATCCCAGCCTCCTAACTTATTTTGAAAAGCCTTACCGACATTATGCCAATAAGTTTTACCATCTTTACCTTCTAAAGGTACGACAGCATTTAATTTATCAACCATAAAAACTCCTTTGTAAAAGTTGAAAAATATTTTTGTGGCATCCCCCCTATACGCATAGACCCCCCTCCCCCCTAGGTACGCCACTTGGCAGTTCGCCTTTTTTATTTTTTAGAGGTGGGATTATTGCGTATTCTTTGCTTTGCATTTCTAGACTTGACTCTAGGTTTGCTAAATTAATCAAACTTCAATCTCCTTTTCGGTCGCATTGCTTTCACTAAGTCCTGGATAATTTCTTTGGTTGTCGTAGGTTCTGGCTTTAGACAAGCGAGTATGTATGATATGGGAAACACCGGTGGTTTCTTTTTCTTCTTCAGTATGTTCTCTATCTTAGTTAGCAATGATGGTGTCTTATCCTGGTATTGGATTAGCTGAGTCATCTGTCGCCAATCTCTTCTGTCTGGTTGAAATGTAGTTTGGTAGATTTTTAAATGGATGTTCTGGAACTTCTTCATCATTTCCATTTCATCTAATTTTTTATTCTCTTTAATAGTACTTCTAGTATTATTATTTAAGTCTAGTTCCTTGAGTCTAGTTTTAGTTGCGCTAGGCTCAACTTGTTTGTTGCGCTCACCGCAACTTGTTTGGCTTTTTTTATCTCTTTTCATAGTAGCTTGTATTGTATCTTTCTGCACTATTTCTTGCAACTCTTCATCGTTATTTAATGCTCTAGAATATACTTCATTATCGTTCATTAATGGATCGTAGAGTATTCTATAGACGGAAGATTTATGTTTCACATTCTTATACAGCGGTGAACCTTTTCTGAGTCGTTTGATATAGCCCCATTCAATCAGAGATTTTATGGCTCTGGATACACTTGATTTATCTCTCATCACTTGATTACCAATGTATTGGTATGTGGGAAAGCAGACTCCGGTATAATTATTTGCGCAGCTGCATAACACAGATAAGATCAGGTATTTAATTGGTGATCTGGCGATGCGTTTATCATTCAAAGCTCTTCTGGGTACGACAGTAAATGGCCCTCCAGAATACACACTTTGAATGTTATTCTTACCATTGTCCAGAATCTTCTTCCGTATCTTGTCTTTGTAGTCTGTATCCATTCTTAACAAATTGTTCATAGCATTTAATTTCTAATGTAATTTTACTTGCGGTTACAACAAAAGGTTCATCACTCCAAAATATATTATTACACCAATCACATTTAATCCTATGCGGTCTGTTCTTCTTTTTCATACTTCATAGATAATTTGACATGACAATCAATATGCTCGTTAATTAATGCCTGTAATACATTGGCATAGGTAAGATTGTTCAATTCCTTTTTAATGTACATTCGCTGTATGTCCGCTAACTTCATATCATTATCCAGGCATAACAATAAGAATTCTATGGCTTCCTTGGCGAGCAATCTATGCGTTTCACTATTTTTGTTCAGAATCACTTGGTATATCCCCCGCTGAATATTCTATCTCTTGTCTATTATCTTCTTCCTGATGAGCTTCTATTTCCTTTTTACATATATCCTGGTAGCGACATAGATACCACATTGCCTTGCGTAAATCTCTATCCTCTTCTTTCTTTCTTGATAACGGATCAAGATTCTTATGTTTGTAACCAAAACGATAGGTGTATTTGTAATGTGATCCCAAAAGATATGCTTTGAATCCTTCGTAACCAAGTCTATCTCGTATGTAATCAATACACTCTACAGTTCCTTGTTTGTAATGATCAGGATTAATTAATTCTATGTTGTATTTAGGGTCAGCCATCATACCTCCTTTATTGTTATGTCATAAATAGCTTCGGTTAGTTTTTTCTTTATTCTATACACAGAAGTTTTCACTCCCTTTACATCCTCAATGACCTTATTACCATTTTCATAATATAAAAAGTCCGCAATGTATGTGCATATCTTTTTCCCACAAACTTCAATAGGAAACTTTGGTTGTAATACTAGATCACTAATTCTTTTTTCTTCTCTCATAAACTTTAGTTCTTTATATCGCATAGCCTCTTTCTTCGAAGCAAAGGTAATGCCATCAACTTCAGTTCTAATCGCTTTGTATTTTGTCATCGTTTACTCTGTCCTTATATCGCCTTCCAGCATACAATAAATTTAAATGTTCCTCCCACTTCAAGCATACCCATCCATAATAGCCTTCTGGTTTATGATATTTTTCTACCCATTCTTCCACTAATCTTGGTGCATACTTACAACTAGTGGTGTCACCAATATAATGGTGATTAGCTGGTGGAGGGTAGTTAGAAAAAACCATAATCCAAACTGCAAACTTTACAAACATTACAGCCCAAACAATCGTCTAAATGCGCCTTGATCCTGTAGACCCTCTTCACAGTAATGCTCTACAAGTCTACCCATAGGAACTCTTTTATTCTTAGATTCTTTTTTTAATCTGTCGTAAACTTTCTGATCAATTCTAATAAATAAACCTTTCATCGTCATCCTTTCTGCGCCTACCTGTGGCTATATATGGGGAAGGATTCCAAAAAAATACAGGTAGGCATTTGACAATATATCATAATAATATTATAAATATAGAAGGCAATTATGCCTATAACAAAGGAAGGTAAATAATGGATATAGCAATAATAAGATTAAGTAATGACAAATCAGATGAAGATAGACAAAAGTTTATACTGAAAAATCATTTTAAGAAACATAACATTACTGATGTTAGGTATGTTGAGGACATAGGTATTTCAGGAGGAGTGCCTATCCTTGACAGACCTAAACTAGGTCCTGTCCTCAAAGCTGCTCCAAAAGGCACTACAGTTTATGTTTCTGACCTTTCAAGGTTAGGTCGTTTGGACTACGACATGATGAAGTTTAGAGATAATAAAAATTTTAATTTAGTGGTGTGTAATAATCCAGAGATAACTGAAGATAAAAATAGAATTATGTTTGGTGTGAATGCGATTATGTCTGACCAATACAGAAGGGATTTATCTGCCAAGCAAAAAGAAAAATGTTTAGAGATGAAAACTTCTATTGCTGAAACAGGTTATTACATTACTAAATCTACAAATCGTAAGATGACTAAACTTGGTGTGCATAACTCTATGGATAAAGCTAGATCAAAAGCTACTGAAGCTGTAAAACAGAAAGCTATGAGAGATTTATCTAAAGTTCAGATTCATCTTAACGATGCTAAGAATCATTCCAGGTCCTTACTTGGTATGGCTAATTATCTAAATGTTCGTAACATCAAAACTGCCAGAGGTTGTAGTTGGAGTGCCTCCACAGTTAAGAGAGCTTTAGATAGAATATCAACACTTCACTAGGAGAGATAATGGAAACATTAATTATAGGACTTGTTTTTAACTTGTACTCTTGGAGCAACGCAGACTTTTTTGTACAAAAGAAAAACAATGAAAGACAATATACTTGCGTATGGGTTGATAAGGGTTGGTCAAAAGCCGATCCAAAGAATCCATCGCTTAGTGTATTTGGTTATACAAAATATAAACAACAATGTGTTACGAAGGAGAAAGAATGAAAGATAAAATAATAAAACAACTTAAAGAGTACATAGAAGTCATACCCTCCGTACTTTTTTTAGTCTTATTTATGGTTATGGCATATATGTTTTTGCTTGTTAGTTGTGCCTATGATGACGAGTGTTATAACCTTCATATGAACCCAATACAGGAGATACCTTATGTCAGCGATAATGAATAAATTTAGCCATGATGGATATGAAATCGGAGCATCAAAGATTGGTGTAATCGTCCTCGGTAAAAACAATTTCTATGTCAGGGAATATCTTCGCTATCAATTTAGAAAGATTCAGCTCGGTGAGATTGAACAAATGGATTCTACATCAGCACCTAATGCAGCTAAGAGGGGTCAGTACCTTGAACCTGGATTGAGGGAATGGGTATCCGATGAACTTGACGAGTTATGTTCTCATCAAGAGGGTCAAATGTCCTGTAATCTTTACATACCTAAAGAAGGTTTTCATAAAAAAGAATATAAGATGGCAGCTTCTCTGGATGGTATTCTTGAAATCAAAGGTGGTAAACTTCCGTTCTACGATAGGCTTGAGGATAAGATGGTAAACCTAGAAGGCTTTGGAGTCTGTGAAATAAAGACTCAAGGATATAATTCTGGTCCACCAACTTACGAGAACATACTACAAGTACAAGCTCAGATGTTTTGTTCTGGTTACAAGTGGGCAATCATTGGTAAGCTCGGCCCTAATCTTAAATTTGATATGTATGTTTATGAAGAAGATAAAGAGATTCAGAATACCATTGTTGAAGCGGTGAAGGATTTCTGGAAACGAGTGGATGATGACATTCCTTACGATGATGATAGTGAACCGGAGAAAACTTTTGTTGATTGGACTAATCACAGTAAGAGTAATGAGGTAATGGATTTAATTACTGACTTTGATAACTGTGATAAAAAGATTAAGGAACAAAAAGATTTAAAAGAAAGTGCCAGAGAAAAGATTATTGGCACTCTTAAATCTGAAAATGTTTCTTACATTACAATCAATGATAGAAAGGTTGCGCTAGATACTATCGTTAGAAAGGCTACTCCAGAAAAGATAGTTCCAGCCAAGCCTGAATCTCAATATGAAAAATTAACAGTAAAGGAAATCAGAGATGAATAAAATGAAAGATATGATGAATGAAATCCAAAAGTTAAATCAGACTCAAGGAGTACCACAAAAAAGTGGTAAGAAATATACGCAAGTTCAGGACAGAGTTGATGTCTTTAGAAAACATTGCGAATTTAATTATGGCATAGAAACTTCTATGATTATTGATGATGGCAAGCGAATAGTTTTTAAAGCTGTAGTCAAAGACTTGGAGGGTACTATAATTGGATGTGGATATGCAGAAGAAATTAGAGGACAGGGTTATGTTAATAAAACTTCTGCTGTAGAAAATTGCGAAACAAGTGCAATCGGTAGAGCTTTATCAAGTATTGGACTAAGTGGTGGTGAATATGCGTCATCTATGGAGATGGACATAGCCAAAAAGAAAAAAAAAGCCACAGAGAAAGCCACCAGACCACAAAACGCAGGTCAGATGAGTGGTAGTACCCAAGAACTAAAGAAAGCTATACAGCAAGCGGAAAAGGCTGAATGGAGGTTAATGTTTCCTGGCAGTAAGTCAGAGTCCTTTAAATCGCATAATGAGGCTATAAAAAGAATAAATGTTATGTTAGATAACATATTTAACCATACTGATTATAGTCCAGAGAAAAAAATAAAATTTATTTCTGAATTTTTTAAAGGTAACAAAGATCGCATTGATCATTTACGCAAACTAAATGCTGATGAGTTTTATAGAATTGATGAAAAGATTAAGAGGTTTGAAGATGAAAACTAAATCGTTAAAAGAAAGTGTGTTTGACTTCATTATCTCTTACTCAAGTAGCAATGGATTCCCTCCAACTCAAGCAGAGATAGCTGACGGACTTGGACACAATACTCGGTCGGCAGTTCAACAAGCTCTTACTAAATTAGAAACCGAGAATAAGATTGCTAGGATAAAAGGTTTGTCCAGATCAATCAGAATAATTTAATGCTTGCATTGCCTGATTCCATGTGATGAGGGCAATGTCTTTTTTTTTATAATCAGAAATTCTTACTCTGGCTGTAACATTTACTTTTGTTTTGACCGGCATAAATATAACTTGTTGTTCAGGAATAGAAACTAAACCAATTACATCACACTCATTTCTTGTAAGTGCAACTTTTTTTTTACATCCTTTGGAGGTAGTAAACATATAAATTTTTTTTCTACGAGTATCTGGAACTGATCTGGCTTTAACTTGTACTCTTATTAATCTACTATTGTAATGTGCAGCTATGTCAAAACCATTGATGTGTGCAATCTCATTAGGTATACCTATCTCCTCTAATCGTAAACAACAGATTAGCTCTCCAATCCTACCAACAGTAATTTCAGACATTTTATATTACCAATCCCTTGGCATATCCTTTCTCTTTGTTGTAGGTTAGAACCTCTTTTCTATTCTCTCCAGAAGTTAGACTTACATGCACCCATCCAGAGTTCATATCTCCCGGTGTATAACACTCCAAAATACATTGATCAAAATCAAAATGGTTTATTATTATTTCCGCAAGATTAAGTGTGGACATCCCCAAGGCTTCTATATCCACAGCTTCGCCTTTAGTATGCTGACTTTTCTCACTTGATCCAATGGCTTTAGATAACTCAACACATCGGTAACCAGAAGTAATGATAATAGCTTTATCAATTTTTTCTCGAAGCGGTTGTAGTATCTGGCTACATAAAAAAGTAAGTTTAGGTATGACTTCCTCTGGCGGTGTATTATCAATACCTAGACGAGCAGCTGTCTGTGACTTTGTAAATTCTGATAACTTAAAATGTTTCGACAGTTGCATTTTACTTCGTAAGTTTTTTGTGTTTCTCAAATGATCTTAAGCCACCTAATCCTAGCATACCTAAAAGTACTGTCATCAAAGTATCCATATCAAATGTAGGTATCTCCATCTTGAGTCCAAATAAAGCTAAAAAAAATATTAGAAAAGGTTGAATAATAAAATGGTATCCCATTGCTAAAGTACAAATCCATCCACAGGCAGGTCGCCATCCAGCGATCCACCAATGACGACTCTGAGCTTCAGCTTTATTTACATCAATCTGTGATTTAGCAATTTCATGCGCCTGTTTATCAGCCATCGTTGCAATTTCATGTGCAAGTTTATTTTTCTGGTCTTTATCTTCTATGAATTTATCAAGTAACGAAGTTACAGGGCCTATTAGAGCAGTTAACATTCTACCTCCTTAATGTAGACTTTCACCTTCAAGGGTGATCATGTCTGTATTTAACAGTATATTTAGATGTTCTGCAAGTTTATTTGCATCGGATAAATCCTTACAACCAAAGAAACGAATACATACTGTGGGTGGTTGTTTTCCCTTTTTTTTACTTTCTATCTCAACAGTAAATGTATAGAAGTCTGTCATCACATACCTAATAAATAATAAAACTCTATTAATAATATTGTAACTGCTAATCCTACAGAACCAAGTATTATTAAATTATTTCTGAATCTTCTCTTTCTGGCTATTTGTTCCTTAATCCTTTGTTTATTTAAAGCTCGTTGATGAGCAATTTCTTTTTGGAGCTGTTCCCATTTATTTAGACCATCATCAACATACAATAAAAAAATTTCTCTGAGTTGCGCTCTCTGTTTTTCTATCTCTTGTTTGCGAATAAACGCAGCGATGGCATCTTGCTCAACTCCTGTAAACTTACCGAGAAAACCTGTGTTACCTTTTCTAGATGAGTGTGTTTCTAAATGCGCTTCATTACTCGCCCACTTCATTATCGGTGAAGCAAGCTCATGCAATTCTTTGCCAGCTTTGATACCTCTCTCTACTAAAGATATACCTGTCTTGATTGCAGCGAAAGCGGTTAACGGATCAATGAGAGCCATTATTATAACTTCATAAACACAGAGATTAAAGCTACAAGTACAGCAACTGTGTTAGCCATCATTATGGACTCAAGTCTTTTTATTCTAGATTTAAGATCAGAAATATTATCATGTATATTACGATACCTTTCAGAACAAACTTCCTCATGTTTAGTTATTCTCATCTCATTCTTATCCGCTTTAGTTGCCATTACTTTTTACCTAACAAATCCTTGTCTGCTTTTCTAGCACCACCTTTACCAGATACAAAAGACTTTACCCTACCCATTGCCCAGGCATGTGCTGAAGTTTTTGGTCTGCTACCGCTACTATAGTAAGCACCTAAACCTCTACGATAAACTTTATCTAAGGTGGATTTACCAAATCTTCCTGAACCTGGTATGCTAGAATATTTACTCATTTCTTTTTCCTCAGTTTTTTTAGATCAGCTCCTGTAATTTTGTTTCTCGGTTTTGCAACCGCAGCTAACTTCTTTTGCTTTGGACTATATTTACTAAATGGCATTATCCTTTACTCCTTTGTTTTGATATTCTATCCATCATCGCTGGTGTTAGTTTACCCTGTTTATATAAACGAGCAGTTCTCTTAATCTCTGCTTCTCTGGCTTTAGGATTCTTTGCCCCAGATACATACTTCTTTGGAACTCCTCCTTTAGTTTTAGCTACAGGATTAAACTTTCTCATTAGTTTACGCATTATTTTTTTTTCTTTTTTTTAGTCATTGGTTTCTTTTTTCCATATCCTGGCATTTACTCTCCTTTCTATACCCCCATCTATTCTCGGACTTATCCCACACACCCTTCATAGCTTTAGGTATCTTAATTAAAAAATTACTAAACCTTATTATGTGTTTAGTTAACTGCATTATTCAGGCTTAGTTGGAAATGTTACATTATCTACATCTTCTGCTGTATCATCATCAGATATAGTGCTTGGCAAATCTCTAAGTGCTTGTCTATAAGTTGTCATTTCTGTACTCATAGTTACATCAGATAAAGCATAATAATCTGTTTCTTTTAACAAATCATTTCTTTTCATTCTAAGATTAACCATTGCTCTGTCTTTTGCTCCATTGTTCCACTCAGTATCCCTAGCTTCTAATTCAGCTATTTCTTCTGATGTCAAAGCAACCTGAACACCATTAACGATTTTATATTGATAAGACATATTTACCTCCTTTCTTATTTAGTTTGTCCATATAAAGTGAATGTTCCATCAGCAATGTTGCCACTACTAAAACTAAATTCTATGTAATTGTAAGCAGTTGTCGCATCTAATACCCAAGATTCTGTTACTAAAGCACGAACATCATTTTGATTTTTTATAGAAAAATTATTTCTAATTGTTAAATAAGTTCCTGTATCTCTCAATGCTTCAAAATACATAACCCCATTATATGGATAACCTGCATCATTCCCTAAAGCAAAATCACCAAGAGCATAATTACTTTTTCCACTTCCACTATTTGCACCATCAGCTCCACCACATTTAGTAAAATGATATCCATAATGATAAGTACCTGTAACAAATGAACTTCCATTATCTGAAGAAACTCTTGATCTAAAATTTACACTATTTGTAACAGGTTTAAGTCCTGTATATTCAACAATGTATTTATCATAAGTATCAGTAATAAGTGTGTTATCAAAAGATAGAGTTGCTGTAGATGATGTAATATCTGTTGTGTTTAATTTAACCAACCCACCTGCTTCAAAAGGTAATGCAGTTACACTAGATAAAGTATTATTATTTGCTTTAATTATTGCCATTATTTTGCTAACCCATAAATTGTAAAATGTCGCATTATTATATTACCTGAACCCATATAAAATTTTAATCCATTAACCACTCCTGTATATCCGTTAGGGTCTTGACCACCTTGAAAAGTATATCCTGCTGTATTTGCATTAGTAGCAGCACTATATTGAAATCCGTGTATTCTTGTAGCTATTGTTGTGCTATTGGCATTTGATAAATCAAAAACTACTGTTCCTGTTTCTCCTGTTGCATTGCCACTTGCACCCCCAATTTGCATTGTTGAACCTCCGTGTGCATCATAATAATAGGTAGAACTTGTCATTGCACCATTTTCATAAGTATAATTTGCAGTAACTTCAGACCCACCTACATAAAATCTTATGTTTAAACCGACATTATCTGTAACATATTGGTATCCAGCAATAATTTTATAATTATCATAAGTAGAATTTATATATGTACTATCTACAATATATTCTGATGCACCAGAAGAAGCAGTTGTATTTAACAATTTAACTAGTCCACCTGCACTACCAAAAGATAGATTACCACTACCATCTGTAATTAATGCTTTGTCTGCACTTGGTGCTGTGCTTGGCAAGGTTAGTGTATAACTCTGCCCTGCCGAATGAGGTGGGCCTTTTATCTTCACACCATGAGTATTGACTTCGCAGTTAAGTTGGATCGCTCCTGAATCTGAACCTGCTCCTTTTGATATGATAGTTGGTGCAGTAGCTAACTTGTCATTCGTAACTGTGTTATCGCTAGGTGTTCCTATGTTTAACACATCACCTAAAGCTAAAATAAAATCTATTGAATCGCCTGTGCTTAAATTGCTAGCGAAAGTCAAAGTACTGCCTGAAACGCTAAAAGAATCTTGTGGAGCTTGTATCACCCCATTTAAACTAACAATAAGATGATTTGCACTAGCAGGACTAAAGTTAGCAGAGTTATGCTGTAGGGTATAAGCTGCTTGACCATTAACTGCTGTAATAGAATCTAGCTTCTTATATGCTCCGATTTCTGGTTGTTTTCCTATGTATGGCATTAGCTACCATCCTTTGGGTATTTCTTTTTAATTGCAGTAACATTTTCTTGCCACTTAGTAATTCCATTTTCTGTAATGTATTCAAGCTGTTGTTCAACAGTTCCATACTCTGCTTTTCTATTAGCTATTGCTGTTGCATTTTTTTCTAGTTTATCTGCATCAGATTCTTTAGCTTTGAGTTCGTCATCTGTTGGTTTAGCTTTATCTTTTATATTCCATTCAGAAATATATGCACCTTTACCATCATCTTGCAAAGTTACTTCTGATAAAAAGTTAACACTTCTTCCCATATATGCTTCTATTTTTTTATCAAGATTTGCCATATTAAACTCCTAATTTAAATGCTCCAAAATAAGTATGAGGTGTAGTTGCATTACCATAAGCTGTGGGAGTTCCACTTGATAAGCCTGGATATGAATAAAACTCAATGTAATCACTAGAACCATTCATATCAAAAACACCAACTGCTATTGGGTTACCACTATTTGCAGGATTATTTCTAAAATCTATATACCCATAAACTCTTATACTACTTGATGTTCCATTCTTAAAAATTTCATTTAATATCCAATTAACTGTTCCTTGACCTTCACTTGCATATTCAGAATTTGCAAATACAAAATATTTTCCTGCCGTTGTGGGTGTAAATCTATAATTAGTTGAGTTGTCATATTGCCCACCAGAGTCAAAAGTTTCAGTATTGCATAAAAGTTTGTTACGAGCATTATTAGTTAATGTTTGATTTGCACTTAAATATGCAAAAAATGCAGGGGTATTATCATCACTACCTACACCAGTTGCTAACGAATCTGTTAATATTTTACTTAATGGCATAATCTATTCCTTTGGGTATTTATCTTTAATTGTTTTTATTGTTTTTTTCCAACCATCTATTCCATTATGGTATATATCATCTAATTGATCTTCTATTCTTGGGTATTCATTTTCTCGTTTATCTTTATATGCTTCAGGGTCTGTCCACGCATTTACTTGTGTCCAATTAACAGTAACTTCTGCACCATTACTATCTGTAGCTACAATCGTTTCTTGCGTATCACCATTAATAGTAACTACTGAATTATGTATTGCTCGTATGGCTTTATGTAAATCCATTATGCTCCTACCTCCATACAAGTTAAACTTGATGCTCCTCTAAAAACATCATCTGCTGCTCTTCTGTTTATGTAAGAGGTATATGAACCACTACTTGATCTAAAATACAATTTGTAAGTAATTTCAGAAGTTGTATTAGGTGAATCTAAAAAATTATTTCCAAAAGCAGAATAATTATTATTACTCGTTGCATAGTGTGCTGAAGCATAATTATAAGAACTACCTCCTGTACCTAAACCAATGGCATTATACCCACCACCTCCAATATCTCTGTAAGGTGTAAAAAAGAAATGTGCATTTGAATTATTTCCAGCAGTTCCCACATCAAACATTACTAAGACTTTACTAGATGTTGCTGATGGAGTTAAAGTTAAAGATAAGCCTGTAATAGCCACATCACTTGTACTGCTTGTACTTGCAGTATCAGATTTAAATGCCGATTGCACTTGTAATATTTTTCCAAATGAAGGAGTAACAAAAGTATTATCACCTCGTAAAAATGTTGTAGAGTCTTTTGTTCCTGTAGCTGATAACTCTCCTGTACCCACACTACCACTAGCAGGATTTATTGTACCTACTGCTCTACCTAAATATACACAGTACATATCATCTGAACTGCTTGTTGCTTCTGTCAATGTTAATGCAGTACCACTAGCTGAGTAAGCTGTAGTAGGCTCTTGTCTTACATTGTTTATAAATAGAGCTATGTCGTTAGCTGAGCTAACACTTTGAGATAAGGTATAACTAGTAGTGGCACTAGTCGTAAAGTCTTGCTTAGCAAGGGTCTGAAAGCTTGATGCTGGAGCTGGACCGATATATCCCATATTATGTACTTATTGCATCTACCACAGAAACCCACACATCAAGCGATGAGGCGGTATCAGAAATAACTTTTAAAGCATCTCCTGATTGTACAACAAATTTTGCACCACCATCCAAGACTTGTAATGCTGATCCAGAGGGAATAGATACATCCTTTACTAAATGAATATCATTACTGCCATCATTAATATAACAAGAAACTATAATTGCAGAGGTAGTTACATTAGCCAAACTTATACCGACAATAGTGTCAAAAGAGTCAGCGGTCAGAACTGTGGTAGCTCCTGTTCCTACATTGTTAGAAGTAAATCGTCTGAAATTCTGTGCCATATTTCTCCTTTATAAAGCTATACTCATTGCTATTGAAAATCCAGCAGTTACTTCTCCAGCTGGTCCTTGAGGACCTGTCGCACCTGTAGCTCCTGTCGCACCTGTAGCTCCTGTCGCACCTGTAGCCCCTGTAGGACCTGTAGCTCCTGTAGCTCCTGTTGGTATTCCTAATGTTAAATTAAGTGTATCTCCACTAACAGTTGCAGAACCTGTTGCACTAGCTCCAGCTGATAAAGTAGTTGTTGTTACATTACAGGTTGTTACACCCTTACTTAATAAAGTTAAATCTGTACCACCTGTATTGTAGCCAATGACCTTATTGGCATTATCGGAGGCTGTATCGTTGTAGGGTACAGTTAGGCTTGGTGCTGTTGATCCTGTTACAAACTCAGGTAACTGTAATGTTCTGTCAATCTTTTCTTCAAACTGTTGCAACACCATAATAGTGTTATCAAAATCTGTTTCTAATGATGCAGCTGTAAATGAAGCTCCTGTAGAATAAACACTTTCCCTTGATAAAGGTTTGTTAGCGAGGATGGTTAGTTTTTGTCCTGAAGACGGAGCTGAAGAATAATTAACTGTTCCTGTTCCGTCAGATGCTATGGTTACTGTATAATGTACCGAAAGAGTTTGCGTTGTTTCGCCAAGAATTACTTTAAGTTCAGAATCAGCATTGATCTGAAAACTAAACGCAAAAGATGTTTGGCTGCCGTTCGTGGTGTATTGAACCCTGCGGTTTGTATCGTTAATGTTAAATGTTGCCATGTAATTCTCGCTTATAATATTTATACACTATTCTCGCCCTAAATAAAAGTTTAATTTCTGTGTTTCACTATCAGTTCCTTCATACAATTTTTCTTTTGCAGCTTTTCTTTTGTTGGCTACAATGGTATTTAAAAGGTCAAATTTTTCTTCTGGGTCAATAATTTCAAAATATCTTTTTCCTAATTTACCTTTACCACTTATGGTATCTTCTAATTTAGGTATTAAAGAAGTATTAATATTGTAGTTAGGTTCACCATATATGTTGCCCCTATCATCAACTTCATTTATTAATCCAACATATGTATTATACAAAGGTGCTGACAATTCAACTCGTTCTTTACCTGATAAGAATACACTTGGATGTTTTGAAAAAGCTCTACCTGTTTTATTTGCTAAGTCTATTAACTCTAACTCCAATGGTGTTTCTTGTCTACTCGTAGTTCTTTTAATGGGGTTAAAATATTCATCCCATCTACCCTCTGTCTGTGTTAATTCCTCACCCCAAAAATTTAATTTAGGGGATAGACCACTACTAAAACGAGGGTTTCTTGATTTAGCTCTTTGTAGAGCAATATAATAACCTCTCATCCAGGAAGGTAATTCTCGTATTTGTTGCAGATCATCTAATTTATAAGTTTCACTTAATTGAGGATCACCTACTCGTTCTAATGTAGCGGTAAAAGAAGAACTACTTACAGGAAAAACATCTGTGTATTCATTTAAATAATCAAATACCATACCTGAAGCTGGTCCAGCTACTCTACCAACTGTACTTGCTACATCACCACCTTTTTGACCTAAAAATTTAAATAGTGTTTCTGCACTTCTTTTTGGGTCACTTGAGAAATCTGAAAATAATCTTGAAATTTCTGAAACACCTTGAAGAAAAGGAAGTTGTCCAGCATAAGAAGTTATACTTGTCGTTAATGAATTTACTAAACCTTGAATTACACTTGGGTCTGATTCATTTTGCATATAATAAGCTAAATCAGCTGACATAGCTAATATACCAGATATAGGGTCAAAGCGAGAAAAACTTGTCCATTCATAACTACCATCATCTTGTTTTACACCAATACTATATTGAGGTATTCCTGCACCTTGCCAATATTTTTTTGCACCTTTTGCTGAAGGACCAGCACCTGTAATTCTAATGTCATCACCAAAGAAACCAGAAGAAGCTGCAACCATTGTAGCTGCTATTGAATTACCTACTAATAATTTTCCAACTAATTGGTCAAATTCTCTGCCTGAAGCATTTTTTAATTGTACATAAAATTTAGGATTAGCTGCGTTTAAAGTTGACCCTAATGCTTCTTTAATTACATTTGTTGGAGTTCTAACAAAAGGGATTATATATCTCATAAACGGACTTATTTCCATTAATTTTTTAACACCTATTTCAGGAATTGAATTACCTAATTCTTGTTGAAAGGTCATTCGTTTTGAAAATTGTTTAGCTCCCTCTATAGTGCCTTCTGATGGATTTTCCATAGCATCCACAAAAGTTTCAACAAATTGATCTATTGCATCTTGTGATGTAGAACCATCAGCTTTTCTTGTAATTTGATAAGCCTTCATTGCATCTTTATATGCTTCTTTATAGATAAATCTCTTTCTTGATATGACTTTATAATACTCATCACCAGCTGCTAAAAACCTTCCTGGTAAACTATTATAAGAACCTATGACACTTAATGCAGCTCCTGGAACATCACCTTCTTTAAATTGTTTAATAATGTCTGATAAATTTCTATGTTTACCAATAGCATTTAAATCTTGTAATTCAGTTTTTGTTAATAAATCTGGAGCTTGTCCATCAAGAAAAGTTTTGCTCATAAGTGTAAGAGCATCTAATTGTGATGCAAATCCACCAACTAATTCAGCAGCAGCCTCACCCACAAAAACTCTGTCCAATTCATCAAACTCTTGACCAGCTAATTTTTTTGTGCCTGTTCTAACTGTACCAACTAATCCAGCTACACCTGTATCTGCTAGAGTTTTAAATTGAAAAGCAAGGTTAGATGCAAAATTAACCATGTGTGTAACAGGTGATGATAATAGAGCATTAATATATATTTCTTGTAAGACATCATTGGCTTTTGCAAATGGTCCTTTCTGTTCAATAAATCTACTTTTTTTGTTCGTAGGTATTGCTAGAAAAGTTTTAGCTCGTTGTTTGATCATTGGTATGTTATCACTTTGTCTTGGTATTTCTTGAAATACTACATTTTCAATAACTTCTTTACCAAACGGATCACGCAATCCTCTTGCCATTTCTGATTTTACAGCCTTAATATTAAGTCCAACATTTTTATTTATAGATGATAAAAATTGAATTTCTTCATCAAGGTCTTTAATTTCTTTTGTTGATGTGTTTGGCAGTTCTCTTATTTTTTTATAATTGTTTTCTATCTTTCTTAAATTTTTATGAACAACCAACATACCAGCAAAAAGATTTTCTGCTTTAGTTAGTTCTCCTGGTTTTAATTTTAATAAAGTTCTAATCGTATTTACTTCCCCTAACTCTCTAGCATACTGTATCATGTCACTTGTTTTTATTTTTCCTCTTTTAAGAAAGTTAAACAAGTCAGCATTTTTATTTTTAATAGCATTTAGATACGAACCAATTTCATCTGTCGGTATGTCCATAGCATCAAGATTCTGTAAAACTTGTCGCCCATCTATTGTTGTATCTTCTGCAAAAATTTTATTAAATGCTTCTGACATAGCATCAGCTTCAGCTTTAGTGGTTTTTTGTATTATTAATTTACCTTCTTGTTCTACAACATCTCTATCGTCAGGAATGTCTTTTCCATACACTCTCTTTTCAGCAGCTTCAAATATTTTTTTAATTTTCTTAACCATTACTCGTTCTCCATAGAAGTTCCTGTTTCAAGTAATGTTATACCACCTAAAGATAGTAATGGCATTTTACCTTGCATAAATTTTTTAAATACTTCTTCTTTATTCATATTGGTTAATTGAGATGTTACATCTATTCTATCTTCTATTAACTCAACAATAGTTTTTGGTTCAGATGCTAGTCCTGTTTTTTCTCCGTTAGCAAACCATGATAAAGATTGTGCTTCGGCTGGTTTTACTCCAGCTTTCTCAGCAACCTTTTTATAAATATCTGAAAATACTGCATACTCAGTTTGTTTGCTAATTTTATTTAGAGTCTGACTTGCTAAACCATCTCTTACCATTGTAGAAACATCAAGTGAGTTAGGATCTTTTTTATACATAGCTTGAAACTTCTTAGTTTTATCTGGGGTCTTACCTCCTATCCATTCAATAGGTACTGATCCTGGTTCTAATTCATTAAGCACATCAATAACCGCTCTGATAGCATGAGTATCCACTGTAACACCTTCTAAGTTACCGGTTAGATTTTCAGAAAAGGTAGCTGGTTTAGGATTTTTATCAAAGCTAATACCTTCAGCTTTTGTATCTTCAATAAGTTGTCTATGTAATCCTTTAGGACCAATTATCATAGGATACCCTTTTTCGTTTATACCATCACCGCCAGGTCCTATTATTTTACCTATATCTATCCCAAGATTTTCTTTCACCCCTACTAGAGTTGCATTCCGTAAATTTTCTTCTGTCTGTGTTCTTGGACTTGTCGCAGCATAATTTTTACTAAACTTTTTAAGTTGTTCTATTGCTGTTTCTTTAGGTATTCCAAGCTCCACAGCCTTTTTAATAATTGGTGCGGTGTTATAAAAGTATTGAATGTTTCTACCTTTAAATGGAATTATTCGCTTTGCCAAGACATCTGCAATAGCATCTGATTTATCTTCTAAAGGTTTTGCTCGGTTCTTTAATGGATATGCTTGACCTTCAGTTTGTCTTGGTACAGGTGTCTCTTTTTGTTCTACCTCTAATTTTTTATAGGCATCTTCAGATGTATCAAATAATTTATTTTGTCCACTTGGCATAATTCTGTCCTTTGGTGGTAATTGCATTTGTTCTGCCCTTTTTTCTAAAACAAGTTTAGTATCTTCCATAATATTGCTAGGAGCTAGTTTAGATAAACCTTTATCCACCATCTTACCCATTTCACCTACACCCATACTTGATACAGTTACTGAACCTTTATCTTCATCTAATCTTTTTTGTGCAGACTCACCTACTTGTTCTAACTTCTTCTTAGTACCTTTTATTATTTGTGGAGCTTTAGCTATACCTACACCAACAGGACCAGCAACATCAAAAAACTCACCTAAAGAAAAACCTGCTTTTGCATCCTCTTTCATTTCTGGTGAATATGTTTCTAAACTATCAACAGTTTTATCCCATGCCTCTTTATAAAATTCTGAACCAGGTATTATACCACCTTTAGAAAATTCACTAAAACCTTTAGAAAAAGCATCTAATTTTTTACCATCTTCTGCTGACACAGCATCCTTAATACCATTTATTAATCCAAGTAGATCAGTAGGTAATCCTGCGGTTGCACCTAATACTCCTGCACCTGTGCCTACAACCGCAGCTCCTACTCTTTGTAAACCTTGCCCAACATTTTCTAATGTTGACATCTCGTCTTTTATTCTAGCAACAGGAATCCCTTGCTCATTTAAGACAAGCTCATAATCAATTCCTAATTCATCATACTCACTTCTTTTTGATAATTCTTCCATTACATCCATAGTTATTTACCTTCTCTTATTTTAATTAAGTTATCTAATTGTGTTTGTATCCTTTGTAGATTAGTTAACCTTTTACCATACCTTTTTTTTACAGATGAAAAACTGCTGTCTGGAACTTCTTGTTTAATTATTTTTGTTAAGAATGTTATAGCTTCGTCTATATCAATAGTTTGTTTAGGATTATCTGTTTGTCCACCATATTTAAAATATGCAACTTTATTAAGTATGTTTTGTTTATCCGCAACAAGTTCTTTAAAAGCCTCATCTTGTAAAGCTGTAATTAAAGATTTTTCTTTTTTATCAAGGTTAGCTTTAACATCATAATATTCACCTTTTTTTTTAGCTGCTAAATACTCTTGAAAAACATCATCAATAATCTGACTAGCAATCTGTCTATCATTCTTTTCGTCCTTATTAAAACCTTCAACAGAAACATCAAGTTTGTATTTAGTTTTAAATATTTGAGTTTGTTTAGTAAAAAGATTATCGTTATTCTGTTGTATTTTTTTTGATAAATCTTGAAAAATGTTATCTTTTATATTTTCTCTATTATCAAGTAAATCTGCTGAAATAAGACTACCATTATTACCTTTTTCTATTAAATTGTTTTCTATATCAATTTGTTCTTGAGTTTGTATTAATGGTGCAAAACTTGAACCTCTTTTATCTAACTCTGTTTTTTTTTCGTTTTGTATCTTTAGTGGTAATAAAGGTAAAATTTTTTCTGCAAGTTCATAATTGTCAGATACTATAGCATCATCAAACCTTTTAGAATTAATTTTATCTTGACTCTCAATATTTTCTACTTGTCTTTTCTTTGCATTAGATATTTTTTTATCTTCATCCATTAAATATTGTTCTAATTTTTTTTTTTCTTCTGGTTTTAAAAAGTTATAAATCGCATCTATATTTTTATTACCTGTTCTACCATTAATAATTAAAGCCTCTGCATCGTCACTTGCTTTGTCGTTTATAAGAGCTTCTTGAGCAGCTGCATAATATAATGTTTGCACAAAATCTTTTCTATAATCTTTAAGACTACCTTCTAATGTAGAACGACTAACATTTAAAATTTGAGCGGCATCAGATAAATCTCTATTATGTTTAACATATAAATCATTGATACTACCTCCAGCATCTACAATAGCAGTTATTTCTTTTGGCAGTTTATCTAAACCAACTTGAAACATTTCTGTAAATTTTCTTTTATCATTTTCTAAATCTTGTTTTGCAATTTCTTTATAGTAATCTTTTAAATAACCATTAGCTGTAACACTTAATGAGGCTTTTAATTTTGTATTAACTTCAGGAAAGTTTTTTGTCAAAGATGTAAAACCAAGAATTGTTGCATCTAATTGATCGCCATACTCTTCAGGTGATATTCTGTTAGCTTTAGCTTGTATATCTAACTCGGTAAATGATTTTACTGCTTGAGTTTCTACATCTAAAACTAAACCTTCAAGGGCAGCACTTCTCGCAAACTTACCTTTTGTACCATATCCATAACCTTTAAAAACATCTTCTCCGGTTTGATTTGCTTTTTTTATTTGTTCAAGAGTAATCGGATTGGTAGCTCCATATAATGCACCTTCTTCCTGAACTCTCGTTTCCATTTCCTTAAAAAAGAAATTGGTCATTTGATTTAAATTTTCTGACAAAGCGGACATTCCAGATTGTGCCTGGTTATATACACCCATTTCTGCCTCTGACGATGGAGAGTAGCGAGGACCTAGAAATTGTCTTTGATATGTTCTTCTTGTTGCCATTATAATGCTACTCCTGGAGTACCACCAAAAGCCGATCCAAATCTAACATACCCAGGTACATTTGTTGTTCCAGCTGCGCTTATGCCTTGGAAAGCACTAGCTGAATATCCTGTTGATGCACCAGAACTTAATCCACTAAACGCACCAGATAAACCAACCTGTAATGCTGCCATACCCAAACCACTTAATGCCGAACTTCTAGCTTGTGCTTGTGCCATCTGTCCTCTGTACTCTAAATAACGAGCTTCCCTATCCGCTTTTTCTACAGCTAATAAAGCCTCTTCTTCTTGAACATTTACATCAAGAGCAGCTGGTCTTAAAATCTGTTGTTTACTTACAGTATCAACAGAACCAACAAAAGGATTTACTGCGCTTGCATAACCACCAGCTATGTTACTAGCTAAAGCTACCTTTGCTCGTCTTAATATTTCATTGGCTTTTTCTTTAGCACTAACCGCTTCTATTCTACCTTCTAATCGTCTGTTTCTAGCTTGAGCTTCATAGGCTTGTCTTTGTATCTTACCACCAGCAACAGTTGCCTGATATTGTCGGTAAGACAAAAATAAACCAATTCCACCAAATACCGCTGAAGCACTCATTGACTACCACTCACATTGTATTCTAAACCAAGTAATGTAAAAAACAAAGGCTTAGTCTGGGTTATTTCTAATTGTACTTCGCTACTATATCCAAGTATCGGAGTGACTCTTTTACGACCAGAAAAAATAGTTTCGGCTGAATCAAGAGTATACGGAAACTGTTTTAACGGAACTTCCTTGCCATTGATAGCAATGTTTTGAGTTTGAAATAAAATAGGACTAGCATCTACAATTCTTTTCTTTCTACCGACCATAGTTCCAGAAGGTAGTTTAGGTTCAGCCGGTAAAGTCTTGGCAACAACATCATAATGTAAACCTATCTCTACATAGGTTGTTGGCACTTGGTCTATAGTTATTTGCCCTGACGAAACAGTTTTCGTACCCAAGAATATATCATCTCTAATAACTTCCACAGTTTCTCCTTCCAGGTGCGTAAGACCTGTAACTGTCGTTGAGGTAGGCTTGCTCCCATCAGCAGACCCATCAAAAAGCTGGAAAGAAGCATCAGTAGTTCTATCGTCATCTAAAATCTCCACATAGTATTTTGTTGTTGAATTAATTGTTCTTTTAACAATAACATAAATATCGTTAATATCTACACTACAATCTTCAAAAGTTCCGTCAGTTATAAATTCACTTGGTGCAACAACTTTCTGTGTTCTGTGTATTGAGTATGCTGCCATGGTGCCATCTTGTCCATTCACAATAATTAATAAATCACCATCGTCAGTAGAGGTTGCTCTTCGAAATGTCATCTTTACAGGAGTTTTTAGTAAGTGGCTAGATAGCAAAGATATGTTGTTAGATTGATAAGATAACTCAACATCACTAAATAAAAATTCTCGTAAGGCTTTCCCTGATCGTTGCAAAAATATAGTTCCCCCTTCAGCAGCCACAGGCATAATACTTTCTTTTGATCCAGATTTAGTCGCAGCTTTGATTGTAAGATTACCAGGTGTTATTGGTTGTCCTTCTGCCTGTTGAACAAAAAATTCATTACCTGTCGTAAATATTTGTAAATCTCTTCCACTTCTTAAACCTGTAATTGCGTTTACAGCATCTGAGCTTAGGACACTAAAAATGGAATCGTCATCCAAGCCTTCAGATTCTTTAAAATTAAAAAAATCTCCCACCTTACTACCAAATAAAGCAGAAGGTAAACTTTTAGCACCACCAAAATATAAACGACCTTCATGGAATGTTCCTGATCTAGGATAGCCTCTGTCTGTTGACCACACATCTTCATAACCAAATTCTATTTTATAATCACCACTTGCTATGGCAGAGGTGTTAAAAAAAGGTACTTCTACATTAGTTTTAACTTTTGTAGCTGATTCAAATTCTATGATTCTAGCTCTACCAAATCCATTTGTTACATCTAAAAATTGTCCAACATGACTATCAACTGAAAAAGTTGATGTGTTGTCTGGTTGAGTAGTCCAAGCCTCACTAACAGTTGCTACTTTTGAAGAACCTACATAATCAGATATGATTCTATTTTGTCCTGCCCCTGTACCACCTGTAATTCTTATTGTTGACCCATTGTATATGTCATCAGTAGCCACAGCGGAACTATCTAAAGTTATTCCACTTGATGCACCAGCTTGAGCTGTGCCTGTTCTTCCTTCATGGAATATACTTGCAGAAGCAGTTATCGTAGATGTACCATCTATTGATGAAGGTGTTATTGTTCCTGATGGTGTAGTTGTATTTAAATCAAATGCAAACTTAGGAGAGGTTAAAGAAATAGTTGTTGCTGTCCAAGTTGTATTGGTTGCACCTCTTACAATCTTTATGGGTGGTAAATCTTCATTAATAATAATTAAAGTATCAGCAGATTGAGTAAATGCTAATTTATCAAAAGATATATCACCAAAAGAAAGTGTAAGATAATTATTACCGCTTCCATTTATATTAGTCAGTAAAGCTCCAGATTTAAAAATAAACATTTTTACATTATTAGAAGCTCCTGTTCCGGTCTTAACAAATGCAAGCATAAATGTATCAACAGTAGAAAATTCGAAGGGTATAAGTCTTATGCCTTGCTGAGCAGTAATTCCTGATCCTAGATCACTTGTTACATCTAATAAAAATTGTGTTCCTGGTCTGCGTTCTATTGCGCCTTGAGGAATACAAACAATGTTTGTCGCTTTCTGTAAAGCATTTTGATATTGAGCAATATCAACTCTACCTTTTACCAATGGATCAAACTCGCCCATAGTAAATGACGATTGATACTGAACAATCCTAGACATTAATTTCTAACCTCAGTTAACAGATACTGAGCAATGACAGGTGGTGTTTCTCCAGCACCATCAATGTTAATAGCTGTTCTGAAATAACCTCCTCTATTGTTGTCGGCAGCTGTGCCTAATGCAATTTGTTTGTAATATGCACCTTTCTCTGTTTGGTCTGTTATTGGTTCGGCTAAGTTCCAAGCTAACATATACACTAGTAATTGTGTAAAGTAACTCGGTAGTTTGCCTTCAACCACATCCTGTTGATAATCAACAAAAATTTTATCTCTATCTGTAAGTAATGTTTCTCCTTGAATTTCCCATTCACCATTTATTTTTGGTGAGCCTCGGTCACCACTTGCATAAACCGCTCTCGGAACACTATTAAGCATATCAGGGGGGAGGGCATATTGATATAAAAAATGTGCTGTTGGTGCGGTGGATAACCGAGAAAGCTCAGCCTTTTTTAAAGAAAAACTCCAGGGATACATACCTAGAGTCGTAGCTTTAATTTTTGGAAAAATTATAGAACACGCATTACCTACTGCTGTTCCGTTTGTAAAATTTGATATTGTATCAGCACCAAGCAACAATAGAGCTTGATTCGCTATACTTACTTGAGTGTCACCTGCTGCCATAAAAATCCTTAAAAGTAGGGAGGGAAAACCCTCCCCACAGTTTATAGTTAGTCTGAGTCAGCTACACTAAGTGCTGTTCCGTCACTCACATCAACAACTCCACTTGAATTTGATAACACTATTACCAAACTAGCTGTGGGTGTGTTAGAGTCATGAACATAAATTAGATCACCGACTTTTACTTCATCCGATACCGAATTGAAGTAAGCTGCTGTATTCATAGTGGCTAAGCTATCAGTAGTGGTATAGCTCCACATTTGTGGTGCAGTACCTCGTTTACTCATACCGCCAATAGGATTCCAGCCTGTTCTAGAAAATGCCATAATTTACCTCCTATGACTCTCTACAAGTTACTTTAATAAGACCAGCTGTGTCAATGGCAACTGCGCCAGCACTATACATGGCTGAAACTAAGAAGGATGTCTTCTCAGGCACATAGTTGACTTCAACTTTTGGTGGGATACCCACACCGCAACCGATGGCTGAACGATGATAGAAGAAAGTATTTCTATCGCTTGAACCATCAATAGCTAGTCCGCCTTCATCTCTGTCACCAACAATGTGAAACTGAAAACCCATCATAGTATTCAATTCACCAGCAACTAGAGCTTTAATGTTTTGGAAATCTCCAGAGATTGCTCTTTCATCGCCAAGAAGACCTGCGAGATTGTTCGCATGACAAATTGCATGTCGGTCTGTTGGCGGAACATTAGCAGCATCCATAGCTTTTTTAGCTGCGATGATTTTACCAATGTTCAAATCTGAAGCTGCCGCAGAACCTGAAGTTACTACTGTGTTAGCAATAGTTGCTCCTGGTGAAGCTGCTTCCATAACATCAATTATTATTTGGTCCTCTCTACGAGCAATGGCTTTACCCACTACTTGTGCAAGTTCCTGTCTTTCGTCAAAATTAACCTTTGCTTGGTCAAAAATGTCCGAATATTCAGCCGCAATGTAGTTCTCCATAGTGGCTGTTACTGTTGAGAATGAAGTGTTTAAAGGAACAACATCTGTCTGTGGTGTTCTAATCTGTGCAGTTCCCTTACCAATTTTAGGGAATTTTACAGTTGAACCCTCAACATTTGTACGCATCCTTACACTATCTCTTAATACTGCATCACCTTGATAAGCCTGTTTTACTTCAGCCTCAAACAAAGTAATAAATGCAGTTGATAATCCTGTACTCATTTGTACTCCTTGTTAAAGTTAATATAAAACTATTCGCCTATCGGTTATTGAAAAAAATTCAGCCTTGGCTACAAGATTCCGCTCTTGCAACGACTCATTTCTGAGCAGCCAAACTCGCCCTGAATAGGGTTGTGAGTTAATATTATATTTATAACTCTTTTTTAAGAAAAATTCAAATTTATTTTATAGCTTTCCAGCTCTCTCTAATTCTTCCAAATCTCTCTCAACTTGTTTTCTAAAGGCAACATCATCTCTATAACGAGGATCAGCAACTCTGGATAGAACCTCATCTTTAGCTAAACCACCATCAGAAACATTGACAGTAGGTATTTCTCGCTCACCCATTAATCCTCTAAATTTATTTAACAATCGTTGACCAGAGGCTGTGCCACCCCATACCTCAAGTTCACTATAATCTTGTTCAGATAAGACACCTTTAGAAACTAAACCCCTACCCCATTTAATGTTAGAGCTTACAATGTTGTCTGCGTTCTCACCGAGTTTTTCTTTTTCTTCTTTAATATGAATTGTTTCTTGTTCTTGCTGATCAACACCCATATCACCAATCTTTGTAACAATTTCATCAAAAGCAGTTTGCGAAATGTTATTTTGTTTCGCCCAATCCTTAAATGTATCTAGTACAGGATCGCCATCATCAAACCCCAATTCTTTTGATTTATCTAGAGAATATTCTTTTGGTGCTTTAAAATCACCATTATGAAATTTTTTCTCTAATTCACCATAGGCTTTAGCTAAACCCTCTACATCAGGGCCATCTTTTTCATCCCAAAACTTTTCTGGAAAAGTATCTGGTTTAGTAAACTCAAGGTTTTCTAAATCTTCACCATCAAGAACTTCTTCTTGTTTTCCTGTGGACATACCATCATCAGACACTTCTTTAGTATCTTCATGTGGCTGTGCCATTAGTCCTTTATCTTCTACAGGTTGTTCTACCTGTTGATTTTCTTGTTCAGTATTTTCATTTTCATTCATAATTTGCCCTCTTCATTTTAATTATTATTTCTCTTATTATAGTGTTCTGACCATCTCTAAAATATCCAAAACTTGAATCATATCCAGGAGTCCAAGTCGGTGCATCCAGATATGTTTTTTTAAGATGTATCAGTAATTTTTTCCCATCGTTAGATGAAAAAACTCGTTGATATAGTTTATCTAATTCTGTTGGTTCAATAGTTTGATTAGGATTAGGTGTTGCATCTAAACCTTCCCAACCAGGACTATTTATGTTTTGTGTTTCTTGGTTTGTTGCTTTCATTTTTTTTTGCCCTCCAGAGCTTTGGTTCATATCCCTTATAGTTAAAATTCATTATTATTCCTCTTGCGGTGGTGGTTGTTGTGCTTGTTGCTGAGCCATCATCTGAGCTTGTTCTGCCATAACTTGTTGCATCTGCATTCTCTCTTCCATAGTCGTTCTCAATGCTGCTGGAATACCCATAGAATCAGCAACAAAATCAGCAAGGGCTTCAAGTTTAATTGTCATCTGACCTGTTGGTCCTAACTGACTAGCTATTTGTGCGTACTGCATAGCTTGATTTACTTTTGCCATATTAGTTGCCATAGCAATCTCACCTATTGGTTGTATCTTAACTTGTAGACCATTTACTTTCAATGGTAATTGTATAATACCTAGACTATCCATAACCTCTAATGTTCTTCTAACAACAGGATACATTGTTTCATTTATTAACCGACCATAAGCTGCACCAAGGTTCTGTGAAAGTTCTTTCATTCTTTGTGATACTTCTAAGGCTGTTCTCGCAGACATATTGTCAGGTGGCAATGACTCATCCAACATAATTTTTTTAATGTTCATTCTTAAATCATTTGCAACGATTTGTGATAACTGTGGATCACCGCTTCTCGGTAATGGTTGTAAGTCAGCTCCTCTCGGACCACCATTAGAGTTAACAGGAATGATTGCACCAGGAACAAGATTTATAGAACCTGGATTTATTACACCAGAATCAACAGCAGTATAGACTCCTGCAATGGTTAATGAAGCATTTTTAAGAGTTAATTCTAAAACTCTGTTTAATGTTTTTATATCTGGTAACGCAGTAAGTACAGGTCCTCTACCATATCTTTCGTTAGCTGCTTTCATATAACGAGCTACCACCCAAGGAAAAGATTTTAATCGTCTATAAACTAATTCATTATTTCCACTATGGTCAATAATTTGATAATGATAATCTCCTGTTTCTTTGTCGTAGTATGTACCTTCAATTAATTTTACTGTTTCGTTTTCTCTTCCTTGAAAACTATTTTTCATATCTTGCGGAATATTAATATCAGGAAACTCTTGATCAAGAACACCAAAAGGCTTTCGCATTTGTCTGTACACTTTGTCTACTGTTCCGAATGGTCCTTCCTCAAAGGTAACTAAGAAGGTCGGTACAGCAGTATATCGTATGGGTGTTATTTCATCTCCTGGCTGGATAAGCATAATCGCACTACCTATTGCAAGCTCTAATAAAAATTCTCCCATAGCCTGATCAAAATTAGATTGTCGCATAACATCAAACATTTTGTTTTGATAACTGTCTAATACTTGTTGTGTTTCTATTTGTCTTTCTTCTGGTATTTCAGAACCAGGAACTAAACGACACCATTGCGTTGCCGGAGGAAACAATCCTGATTGCATTTTATTAGCAAATTTTTGTGTAGAGTCTATGGCTGTTGAATCAAATACCCTTGCCATTTTATCTTGTCCTGGAGTATCGGATTCATAATATCCATCATAAAGATTTCTCATTGGTAAGGCATAGCGGTAGGCATCTTCGTAAATAGATCGCCAATTATCTTTATGACTATTTGTTTGTTCGTATTTTTTTTTTAATTGTTGTGGTCTAAGTTTTGCCATTATGTCCTCTTATTTTTGTTAGCAAAGTTACGAGCTGACTCTACACTTCTAAATCCCCAAGCTCGTAAAGCTAGAGCTTTTCTAGTCGGAGTGCCATCAGGGTTCTTCATAGGGCCTTTCATTCCAGCAAACCGAGCTGCAAAACTTACTCGTCTAGGATTAGTTCCTGTTTTTACAGGAGGTTTAAGGTTTGATCCTTCTTTTCTTTTAAAAAATTCTCTGCCTTTTTTGGTAAGACCACCTCTGGGATTTTTATGTTCTTTTCTCATACCTATTCATCGTAAGCTGAACTTATTACAGGTTCTCTCATAGCACTACCTCTCATCAAGTTTCTTCTTGATCGAGTATCTTTTTTTGCTGTAACTGTTCTTTGTCTACCTGGTGTTGCTGGTGCTGGTTCAGCTTTAGGCTTTGGTGTTGCTTTAGGTTTCTGATTTTTTTCTAACTCAGTAACTCTATCTTGCAATCTTTTTTGACCTACACCAAAACCCATTATGCTTTACCTTTTTTAGCAAATTTCATTTTAGATTCGTTCACAGACATTTTCATTTTACCGCCTGTCATTTTAGCAAAGGCTTTAGCCTGTTCTAATCCTGATTTATTATAACTAAATGATTTAGTTTTCATGCCATCTTTAGTTTTGTACATTACTTGGGGCATCTTCTTCTCTCCTTTTTTTTGGATTTCTAATATATTTTTTCATTAAGACCTCGGGTTACGACTTGGGCCTAATGTGCTTTGAGCATCATCGTCTGGTTCTCTTCCGATGAAAGCGGTCATCAAACCTTGTGATCCTCTTTTTACTCGTTTACGAGCAGCAATCTCTCTTGACTCTCTTGCTTTCTGTTCTTCAGCTAACTTCTCTCGTCTAGCAATAGCATCAAGCTCGGCTTGGCTAGGACCAGGTGGAGGTGCTGGTGCTTTTGGTGCTGAAAATATTCCACCCATATTTACTCCTTTTCTTTTGTTTTAAACAAACGACTCATAATATAAAAGTCAGATTTGTCTGGACCATACTCTCGTAGTAATCCTTCCTGAATAAAGTAGCACTTTTTTGCCCACTTGTATGCTAGGCAATTTTGACTATTAACATTTATCTGTAATCTATGTATATTTAATTTCTCAGCAACATACTCAAAAAACTTTAAACTTGATTTATGAAATACAAATTTATTCTTAATTAAGTTTGAGCAAGGCACTAACCATGCCTCGTATACTCCTTCCCATAAAGGTATAACTCCAAAACAACAAACAATATCTCGGTGACTTATTCCAGAAAAAGATAATCCCTCTACAGGATATGTTTTAATGCGGTCATCATAATCTATAAAACTGTTGATTAAATCATTATCAGCTTTTCTAATATCCATAATTTTTAAATGTGTATAATGAAAAGGTACAACTCTATTATTAATTCCATCTAATCCAAAAATAATATTTAAATCATCATAATCAATTCTCATTTATTCATTTTCCTAATGTTGCGAATATGAGTAATAATCATACAGATGCAAAGAAAGTATAAAGTCTTATGGTCATTGATGTAAGTAAATAACACCCACCAAAATTGTGAGAATAAACCAAAGTATCCAGAATATTTCCAACCATTACCATAAAGATAAATAGAAATTATAGCACTAAGTGTGGCAATAGATTCAACAAACAAATACATCATTTCAATGGGTCAAAATCTATTTTAGCAACAAGTGGTTTTAATTGCTGTCGGTTACCTTTTGTCATTCGCCTATGCT